TTATGCAAGAACCGACTCATCACACCGGAAGCATGCGATTGGGTAAAGTCCGCGCTGGACCCCTTCCACGACCTACAACTCGAGCACCTCCGGGGATACCCAGACGTTGCAACAGAGCCAACAGTCGTTGTGAAGATCAGGCAAGCAGCCACTATCGCCAAGCCCCCCGGGCTCGCTGCTGGCGCGACGTGGGATTGCCACTTGGCATTGTCTCCAATCGACTACATGCCGGCTGACCCGACGTCCGTCAGGGCCGCTCGCGTCACCCCTCAAGGATCACAGGGGTTGCCGATAACGTCGCTCAGCGGTGCCATTTACGGCACCGGCGTTGCCTGCGGCCGTATGGACGGATTGCTGATTAACAGCGTGCCGTCCGACGGCGCTTCGGGAGCGAATTTGACATTCACTCCCGGGCATTGTCCCGACACCGCCGGCGGCGGCTATCAGCTCCAGCAAATCAATTTGGACAACTATCTCGACTTTCAGGAAACGGATCTCGGTGTTTATCGAGTTATCTACTCCGGGTTTGAGGTGGTCAACACAACCGCGCAGATCTCAAAGCAGGGTGCCGTGACTGTTTACGAATACGGCAACAGCTACGAGATGGGCGCATCTTTACCCACACAGAACACGGCAGGTATTCTCATTTACCCGCCTTCACAGCCGACCACATACTTCCGCTGCCCACCAAACACCGTCGCCGAGGCCAAAATCATGCCTGGTTCGCACTCGTGGGCAGCACAGGATGGTTGCTACAACACCGCCAAGTTCCAGTCGGACAACAAGTTTCAGTCGATGACCCGCCGTCCATGGGCCATTGCACAGAACAATCCGACAAACGCCGCCGACAGTGGGTACCTTCCCTACATTACCGGCGGCCCGAACATTATGGGGTCGTTTGTTAGCGACACGTCGCTGTATGCATTGGACGTCACAACCGTCGACACCCCTTACAAGAGTGGTGCCTTCGGTGGCCCCATGCACTTTTCGCAGATGAACACTTCTGGCGCTTATTTTACCGGCCTGTCTGAGGCGACGACACTTTTCGTCACCTGGCGGGTCGGCATTGAGCGCCTGCCGGCAGCCAACAAGCCGTCGTTTCTTGCTCTATCACAACCCTCCGCCACTTACGACCCGAATGCACTGGTGCTTTACAACATGGTTGCCAACGTGTTACCACCGGGTTGTCCGCAGGGCTACAATGACATGGGCAAGTGGTTTCGTTGGATCTCCGACGCAGCTCAGAAGTCGATACCTGCAGTTTACCCCGTTGTCCGTACGGCAGCAATGCTGGCCAACTCCATGGGCCGTCCTGTTATCGGTGCCGGTTTATCCGGTCTCGCACAAGCTATGCGACCGGTGGCAGAGAAACAGGCCGCTGCCCGGCTGCAGCAGGCTGTCCGTAACAGGCAGGGGAACCAAAAGGGCGCAAGGCCCGCCGTCGCCAACTGGTCCAAGCCGAACCCCTCTGGGGTCAGACCTGGTGGCACGAATGGGCTGCGCTAAAAGTCCTCACTACGGTGATACAAAACCTCGCCCCAAGGCGATACAAAACGGCGCCCGGTCAGCGCCAACATCATCTAAAGAACCTTACACACATGGGGCACGGTGCCCGCCAGCTGTTTACGTAGCTGGTCTT